GTCCAGCGGCCATCCATCACGCGCTCGACGTTGTCCTTGCCCAGGATCATCGCCGTGCCGTAGAGGGCCTTCTTCTGCTCGCCGTCCTCGGTCTGATAAGCACCGAGCTCGAGCGGGCCAACGAGACGACCCACGGTATCCTTCGCGCTCGTCGAGTGATCGAGCTGGATCGGAGGGTTGTACTTCATTGAGCTGTTCCCCGTAGCCAGCCGAGAGAGCTGGGCGATCAGGGAGTTGTGATTGTCGTGAATTTTCTGAAGCTTCTCTCCATCGATCTCGACCTCTCCGTCGAGCGACTGAAACGTGCCCTCATAAACGAGGAGGCACTTCTTTGAAAGAGTCGCCGGCACTGGTTTTTCTGGATCGTGCTTCTCGAGCGGGATCGATCCGGTCAGGAGTCGTTTAATTGCCATATTCCTATCCTACTACCTATTCCACCCCGGGGGCAACGGTTCTGGTCGGTGGGATTCTCGATCCCTCGTCCGGTCGTTGATCATCGCCTGATGCCTCGAGTTCAGTGGGCTCAAAGGGATGATCTCGCTCCGGCAGTTCCAGTGGCACGGAGGCTGCTCATGCTCAAGGTAAACTGATCCCTTCTTATAAACAAGCCCATCCCTCGTCTTGCACCATTTCGTAGTGCGCCAATCCCTGATCGGCATGAACAGGTAGTGGGTGATCTCGTCCAGCTCGTCGTATGTGGATCGCCTGACCTCGTTCCAGTGGCGGGTTGTTTCTGTTTCCACAATGGTCTTCGCGCGGGCGAACGTCGTGCGCGCGGCCTCCTGCATCTGCTGCCTGGCCTCGATCTGATCGTAGACCTTGCCCTCGCGGAACGGCTTTGAGTACTGCTTCCAGGCCTTTTTGATTTTGGTGAGGTAGTGCTTCTTCCATTTATCGGCCAATGATTTCTGGCGTTTATCAGCCACCCCGTCGTATCTCCAGCGATCGTATAGCCGGCGAACCTCCGCCAGAGTCTTGGCGATGATCCCCTTGGGGGGGCGTTTCTTCTTTGCCAGCCTCGCCTTGTAGTCCTCGAATTTAAACGTAGAGTCGATCGCATTGGAGCTGACCGAGAAGTAGAGCTCCATCAGCAGGGGCAGGATGTCCACGGTGCTCTCATCGATCTCGCCCTTCTCGATGAGCTGGCGGACGGCCTGATCGGTGATACCGCGGATCCTGTCCGAGAGATGCCCCTCCCAAATCTTCTCGAGATCATCCACTCTCGAGGCGAGTTTGAAATAAGCATTGGCCTCCTCAGGGCCCAGGAGGCGGGAGAGCTTTGAGATTGCTGTCATGTTCACTGCCATATATCTTTGGATCATGGGTCGGCACGTAATCCTTGGCAAGGGAAAGCTCGGTATCGGTCTGATGGAAGCTCTGCAGCGTCAGGGCCATGAGGCCATTCTGTTCTCCAGATCGATCGGATGGATCTACCCCAGCGAGGGAGCGATCCGGCACATCGATGATCAGCAGGCGGATGTTGTTTGGTGCGCGATCGGAGCCGGCAGCGTTGAGAAGTGCATGGCGGACTACGATCATGCCCTCTCCCTCCATGTCGGGCTCCCGGTGGCTCTGCTCACGAAGCTCAAACCCAAAACCCATGTGATTCTGTTCTCCACGGACTATGTGGCCGATGAGGAGTTCCCAAACCATCCAGGCCGAAACACCCTGATGCCTCGCTCCCTGTACGCGATGAGCAAGCTCACGATGGAGCAGCACTTCCACATGATCGCCCGGAAGGCATCGACCTGCATCCGGATCGGGAACCTGTACTCCGCGCGGATCATGCCTGGAGCCTGCTTCCCGGGGAAGGTGCTGGAGCACAACAAGGGCCGCACGCAGATCAACCTACCATCGAATATGGTCACGCCCACGCCCGTGGAATGGCTGGCGGATTATCTGGTTCGGAAGCTGCCGTATCTGACGAACTTCGGGCCGAAGATCCTGCATGTCGCCCCGAGCGGGACGGTTTCCCTTTGTGATTGGGCTACGCATTTCGTGCCCCATGGCACCACGATCTACAACGTCGGGCCTGATGATCGCAGGCCGATGGTATCTGAGCTGGGATGTACGATCGAGCCGACGCCTCATTGGGTCGAGCTCTGGAATCTCTACGGCGTTGGGTTTACCGGCACTCCGCGGTGATCCCGCAGATCGGCGCGCCTTGCTTCTCTGATTCTTTTGCCAGCCATGATCGGACGCCATCGCTGGTGAGATCCGAGAGCCAGCTCTTGGTGCTGATGTTGCCCTTGGAGTTCACAGCGAACTGCTCTCCCTGGAGGGTGAACGCTGGGCCGCCTGAGTCCCCGTAGCAGAGCGCGGATCCTTTGGCTGTCGTCCAATCTGTTCCCGCCTTGCCTGTGATGTCTGCCTTGCCCATCCGGAGCTTGCCGTCGTATTTGCCGTTCTTCCAACAGCCGTATCCTGAGAGCACGACCTGATCTCCAACGGCCACATGATCCGCGAGCGAGGCGTATGGGCCCGGGACATCCTGATCTAGGGTGCCAAGGGCCACGTCCCATTGATGGCCAATGGTTGAATATTTGGGGTGCCTCTTCATCGAGGCCTTGATCGTTTTGCCTCCGCTCTGGAATGTGATCTGTCCAGAGGCACAGTGGCTGGCCGTGATGATTGAGCGCGGGCCCACAAGGGAGGCCGTGCACCAGGTGGATCCGTTCTTATAAAGCTGGAGGATCTCATGGGGAGGAGGATCGACGATCTGTCCACCGATGAGCCGAGAGGAGAGGGCCAGAGCGATCAGGAGATTCATGGCATGAACACTCGCTTTCCGGATTTGGGAGGACAGGTCTGCAGATGGCACCAGCCCTTTGTTTTGTCAGGGTGCTCCATCCAGAGGCCGACCTCCTCTAGTTTGTCTAGGTTGGCCATGCACCAGGCGTCCAGGGATCCATCGGGATCCGCGAGATCGCAGGCCTTGGCCAGGAGATGGTTTGATTTCTTTGCAGCGTTTGAGGTGGCGTCGTTCACCGCTGAGGGCCGCCATCCGGAGTTGACCTTGAGGTTTGTCCATCCGGCGAGCTCTGCCAGCTCGTTGACTCGATGAACGGTATCGTGGGCATTGATTTCGATCTGCGAGGAGAACTCCTCTGGGTAGATCTCATCTCGGCCCATGAGATAGTCCTTCACTGAGATCATAATTCCATTAAATTCTTCAGCAGGTTGAGAGCTTTTTTACATTCAGAGATGACATAACGAACGTCGTTGTTATTCTCTGCGAACGATGGATCCATCTGGTCGGTTCGATCGATGAGCTTCTGAGCCTCCTCGGAAACCTTGGCCAGCCACTGGAAAGCCTCTTCCTGAAGTTTTCTGTCGATGGGCTCGCTGGGATAGACCCCTGCCATTTTTGCCTTAGCCCCGAACTCCGCCAGCGCGGCTTTGTTCACATCCTTTGACATTTCTTCATCCTCCGTTTCAGTCATCTTCGACATCGATGCCTGGCTTTCGATCAGCTCCTTAGCTGCGGCCTCTGCCTTCTCTCTACTGTCGTACCAGTGATCATCTGGATCGAAATCTAGACCTCTTGCTTCAAACGTCCATTGTTCTTTGCCTGCGTTCAGGTCTTTCACGATGGAGTATTTGACTCCCTTGTATTCCAGAGTCCTAGTTGCTTTCTTGGCGAGCTCTGCGCTCGTATCAGCAGACAGCTCTTTCCCTGATGCAGCGACGTGCTTCTTGGCCTCGTCGAGCGTATCGAATGGGCCCTCGATCTTCCCGGGGCCTCCAGCCTTCCACTTCACAAAGTAACCCTGTGGAGCCTGATACAAAATATCGGCATCCCGACCACGAACCTCAACCTTTGCCATTTTGACCGGGCAGCTGTGCCCGGATACGCCCTTGGACATCTGCGCCTTATCGGCACCAGGCGCCTTCAGCGGCTGCCCACAGGCCTCACAAACGCCTGGCTGGGCTCCTGGGGCCCCTGGCTGGGGCTGATCGCCCTGCTGGGGCACTCCGCCCGCTAGGGATGGATCCAGGGCGTCCGGGTTGATCCCGTGCACGCGCACAACGCCTGGGTTCTCCTCAAGCTCCTCTGGCGTTTTCTGCCGCGGCTCGCCGTAGGTCGGGGCCATCGCGTCGTCAACGGCTCCCTCTGGTGTTTGGATCTGCTCAGGGTTCGGAGGCGTGCCGGGAGGTGGGGTGGTATCCTCAGGCTGCGCTGGGCTGGGCTTCACATCGAATCCCTGCATCCGCTCCTGAATAGTTTTCTTCTGATCTCCCCATTTGTACGGATCTGTCGGCAGGCCCATCAGTCATTCTCCTCTTGTTCTCGAATCCGACCCTCTAAACTCCATACCAAGCTCTGCACTGACTTTTTCAGAGCGGCATCTGATCCTACGTTTTTCAAAAGTGCCTTGGCATCCGCAAGCAGGAGCGCCGGATCTACCTTGTCCCTATCGTAAAGATCGTAGAGCTCCTCGAACTCTTTACGAGGATCCTTGTGGGCCATGCGTTTAAATTTGGTGTCCTGTTTTGTTTTGTCGGCCTCTGGATTTTCTAGCTCCTCAGGCTCTGCGAGCTTTCCAGAGTCGAGATTGAGGCCGCCCATGTCGCCCAGGCCGAACGGATCCGCTTTCTGGATCGGGGCCATTCGCGCCTCGAGGCCCATCTTCTCGCGGATCTGGTTTAGGTCGTTCAGATCGTTCATGTCGATGGCTCCGACGTTCACTGCCCGCTCGACCACTTCCATTTCCTTCTGGATCTCGTCCTGAGTGAGCTGTCGCTTGCTGAATCCACCAAGGCCGTCCTTCTCCCAGGCTGCCTTCGGAAAGTTGTACGCGATCAGCGGCTTGATCAGCTGCTGCAAGAGAACGTGCTCGAGGCCGGCATTCACTCCGTCGCAGATCTTGTCGAACGTGCGCGCGTGCTCCTGTCCGAGCGCGTAGGATCCTGATCCATCTCCTGATCCGAAAATCAGGCTGGGGATCAGCAGGGCACGGAGGATCGATCGGTTGCAGAGATCGATGGAGGCAATAAACACATCAGCATTGGACGACTGCTGGATCGTTTCAATGTCGTAGACCTCGCCCTTCTTGCCGGGCAGGATGATCGTGCTGTCCACATGGACGTTCGAGAACGCCTTGTGGGCTGCGAGATCTGCGCGTATCCCTTTCTTCACACCGCGGAGGTTCTCGCCCTCAGTGAACTTGTCCTGATCGACGAGCGTGGCGTGCGGATCTGCAAACACGATGTTGAGCGGCGTGCCCTTGCGATCGAGAGCCGTGGAGAGCATCTGGAGATAGGCACTCTTCATCACCCAATATTGGTAGCAGCGGCGGAGCAGCGAACGACCGTAGGGGTTTCCAAACTTGCCCTGAGCATCGAACGCGTAGTGGACGGCCTTGGAGGTCGGGATCCGGATCGCCAGGTATGCGTAGGTGTTTGCGGTTCGAATTGGAAACGGAAGGTCTCCGAGCTTTGCCAACGGATCCGGGCGGTATGACTTGCCCTCGAGGCCCCAGCCGATCGTGCTGAATCCGTACATGAACGATGCGGATCCCTGCGTGAGAGCTGGGTTGTAGTTTCTTTGGTACTGGAGGATTCCGTCGTGCGTGAGCTGCCCCGAGCGATCCACCTCAAAAAGCACTGTGCTCGGAGGCAGATGCACCATCCGTTTGACGGTGAATCCCTCCGGAGTGTTCTGCCATACGAGCTCGGCCACGGAGAACCCGCTCCATGAGGCAGACAATAATTCCTTGATGTTGTTGAACAACCCGCCCTCGATCTGCTCGAGAGACTTGTTCACCCACTCGGTGATCTCTTTGGATTTGTGGGTATAGCGGCCCAGGCGGGCAGCCAGGGCGGTCGTCAGAAAGTCGACGCCGGATCCCACGGTGTCATCGGTGTCCACCATCCGCTTGAATGTCTCAACCGAGACACTGGATGGGTTCTGGATGAACCGGTAGTACATGTTGAACAGCGCAGGGATCGGGGTGCCGCGCTGAACCTGTAGATCCTTGAATGTTTCGATCTCTACGTGTCGTGCGTAGAGCTGCTCCTGCAGATCTCGATCGAGCTGGATCTGATCCTCTATTGGCTCGTAATCTTCATTGGCCATACGCCTATACTACCCCAGACTCTTTAGAAACTCATCCATCGTCGGCAGGCCCTTGTCCTTTGCCGAAACCATTGGAACGGTTCCAGTTTCTAATGCCCAGATGATCCCAACGCCTGGGTCATCCCATCGGATCCCGCCATCGGAATCCTTATCGTATGCCGTGCTGCAAAGATAGTTCACGACGCTGAAGGAGGAGATGGTCAGGAATCCATGCGCGATCCCTGGCGGAAGGTATAGGGCCTCCGGATCCGCCATGGAGAGCTGGTAGGTGCCCCAGCGTTTAAACGTCGGGCTGTCGGGCCGGAGATCCACCCAGGCATCCTGGATGGTGCCGGCGACGCACTTGATCAGCTTCCCCTGCGGATTGTTCCTCTGGATGTGCATCCCGCGGATCACGTTCTGAAAGGAGTGCGAAACGTTCTGCTGCACCCACTCTGTCGGGAGGCCAGCCTTTTCGTAATCCTCTTTCTTCATCTGGATCTCGAGATGGCCGCGCTCATCGATGAACTGGTCAGCCCGAATGATCTTCACGCCAGGGAACGGGGTCTCTGTGATTTGCATTTAAACGGCTCCTGATTTCTTGTGCTCTTTCAGATACCACTGGATGGTTTCGCGCAAGCGATCTTTGAAGTTGTTTCGTTTCGGCTGCCATCCCAGCTCCTGGCGGATTTTCGAGACATCGATGGCGTAGCGGAGGTCATCGGTTGGCCTGTCGTTTGTCCTGGTGATGCCCAGCGCGGGGAGCCCGGTGAGCTCCTGGAGCTCGGAGTTGACGCATCCGATGAAGTCGATGTTCGTCATCTCGCAGAGCCCGCCGATGCAGTAGCGTTCTCCGGCTTCGCCCTTGTGGAGCACATCATCGAGGGCCTCACAATGATCCTCGACGTAGAGCCAGTCTCTGACCTGCTCGCCTGAGCCGTAGACGGTCATCTTCTCGCGATCCAGAAACTTCATGATCGTGCGCGCGAGGAGCTTCTCCTCATGCTGGTTGGGGCCGAAGTTGTTGGAGCAGTTGGTGACCGATACGTTCAGGCCGTAGGTATGGAAGTATGCCATGGCCAGGAGATCCCCGGAGGCCTTGGAGGCTGCGTAGGGGCTGCGAGGCAAAAGGGGCAGCGCCTCGTTGAAGGCTGGCTCGTTGTGATCCAGCTCGCCGAAAACCTCGTCCGTGGAAACGTAAACGAAGCGTCCGGCCTTTCCCTTGTTGGAGCTTTTGAACTCCTCGAGGAGGTTGAACGTGCCGACGATGTTGGTGTGGATGAACTCGCTGGGCCCCGCGATCGATCGGCAGACATGGCTCTCCGCTGCGAGGTGAAGGATGTGGTCGGGCTCGTAGAGTCGGATGAGGCGCGCGACGGCGTTTTGATCCCTGATGTTGATCTGCTCATGGACGATCCGATCCTGCATTTTGTTTTCTTCGATGTGTGCGAGCAGGAACTCCGGGCGTGCTGCGTAGGTTTTCGCATCGACGTTGATGATAAAGTCGTCCGGATATTTGTCCAGCCAGTAGCGCACGAGGTTGGATCCGATGAACCCGAAACCCCCTGTGATCATGATCTTTCGCATTTGAATCTCCTTTAGGTCAAACCGTGCTCTGAACGAACGCCAGACGGTATGGACGGAATCATGACAGACCTTCCCGCAGGTGGGAAGAGTTTATAGACGGCGTAGCCCGCTGCATCCGATGCGTGCGTTCTTTGTTTGTCTCCGCCATCGTCGAGCTTCGCGCGGAACGTGCGCGACTCTCTCCAGCCCACGGATCTCACGTCGGCATCGAACAACGGGCAGCCCTGCGGATCGTATGTCATCCGGGTCTCGCCCATCGCGTTGCGCGCCATGGCGTTCATGTTCTCCACGCGGTCTCGGATCCTGGGGTTCCCGCGCTCGACGTTCACTGAGTAGGTTGAGCCGTGCTCCGAGAGCACCTCGCCGATCTGCTTGTAGTCGGTCTCGCTGGCGTTCGATGTGGTCTCCATCGTGCCCGAGGCATCCCCGAACAGCTGGTAGAAGAACTGGGGGAACTGGCTGATGAGGCGGAAGGCCATCTCGCGGGAGCTGATGCCCACGCCGCTGAGCTCCCTGAACCAATGGATGTGATCCGACCACTGGCCCGGGCCCCGCTGTCCGACGATCCAGGTGTGCGGAGCGGGCTGGTAGTTGAAGTCACAGCCCACGATGAGGGGACGCCTGCGATCGGGCCTGCTATCGCCCCACGGAGCCACGGAGCGCCTGTTATAGGGCCCAAAGGCGTAGTAGGCCTGCCCACCCAATATGTTCACGTGCTTTGCGTCAAGCTCCTGCTCGGCCATCAGAGGGCTGTAGGATCGCCGCATGGAGTCGTAGTATTCCTGAGTAACGATGTTGGCTTTGACGGATGCCAGGGTGGGGACGTGGATGGATCCGAAGAGGCCGTCGCCGTAGTTGTTTTTGACGAACCGCTTGTGAGTCCAGTCCTCCCCGTTGGTGGTGGTGACGATCAGGCCCTTTTTGATGTCGCCCTGCCGCATACGACCGAGGATCATGTCGTGGGCGTACTCTTCTGTGTCTCGGGTTTCATCTAGGCCGTACCATCCGAACTCAAGGCCGCGGAGCTTATCGGCTCCTGAGAGGACGCGCGTGAAGATTCTGGTGACCTTCTTTTTGTTCGGCTGAAAGGCGTGGATGGTGTTGTGGTAGTCCTTGAGTTTGCCGATGTCGGGCCAGGCTGGGGGAGGGCGGCGGTCGACGACGTACTCCATCTTGTACTCAGCGAACCAATAGAACAGCTCCATGAGGGTGACCTGAGATAGCTGGTCGTATGTGTTGGCTCCGATGAATCCCCAAGTGTCTGGATTCTCACGGATATTTTTGATTCCAAACTGCGCGAGGGTGTAGGTCTTCCCTGTTCCCACTCCGCCGTAGAGGCAAAAGTGTTTAAAAGGGCTCGTCAGGGCTAGGTGCTGCCAAGGCGCTAGTCTGATCTTCGGCATCCTGCTTCTCCTGTGGTGGATCGTACGCGATGGTCATGTCCGCGACGGGAATGATCTCTGCGACCCATCGGTTGTCCTCGACCTCAATTGGTTTGTCGGTTTCCCTCGCCTTCTCAATGAATGTTTCAACGAGCTTCATGTCCCAGCTCTCGATCAGGAGGGATTTGTGGTGTGCGCGGATTACAGTGTCGAGGGCCTGCGAGAGGGAGGAGAGCTGGTAGGTGGTGTCCTTGTCCAGATCTGGGGTTCTGTTTCGCTTCTGCGCTTCCTCGATCGTGGCCTTGATGTTTGCCGAGGCGATCCCGATCTGGGCCAGGATGGCCTGGTGGAGGCGCTCACAGGTTTCGGGGTGCTTCTCCAGCACTCCGAGGATCCTGCGCGTCATGGACTCTTTTGACTTGAAGATCGTGTCCGACATTTCGTCGGCGTGCTTCTCCAGGTAGAGCTTGGTCTTCTCCTCCACCCAGAGGCTCACGGGGAACCAATTTCGTGATGCTTTGTGATCCCATCCGACCGACTGGCAAAACGGGTACCAGGTCAGGAACTGGCTCTCGAAAAACATCCGCTTCGCGGCTTGTTTATTGTGAGTGCCGTCCGGGTTTTTCGGGTAGGGAACATGCACGACCTCGCCGTCTGGCAGCGGGATCGAGTAGTCCGCTGATTTCATTCCCTATTTATTTGCACTGGTAGTCTTTGACGAGGGCAACGCAGCACTCGCGCATGAAGGCGCTGAGGGTTGTGCCCTGTTTGTCGAGGATCTCCATGGAGAGGCGCTTGACGTCCTCGGGGAGTTTGACGGTGGCGGTGACGAACGCGGGCGGCTCGGGGTTGTCCGTTGCGGCGATCACGGCGTCGTGGACGGTTCTCAGTACATCAGTCATTGGCATACCTCCTTATTGGTATGCCCTGATGGTAGCACGGGATGGTGTGCCCGATCCAGTGTTCCACGTGGAACAGCGCGCTACTGGAAGAGCCGCTCAACAACCTCGAGCTTGCCGAGGATCTGAGCAATGATTTTATCGGATCCGCGGTCGATCTCCACCTCGATGTCGAGGTCTGTCCCCGTGAGGAGTTGGGCCGTTTGAGTCTCGTCCATGGCAAAGCTCACTTTCCCGAGATCCGCGCTCACCAGCGTTCCGGTCACGGCAAGAGATCCAGATGGATCCTTTGGGAAATATCCAGTGCACCCTGTGAATCCCGACAAACCAAACGGCAGCCCCGTGTCCGAGTCCTGAAGCTGAACCGTGACGGCTACGTCTGATCCCTGAACTACTTTCGCTGTTTTGGATGCCATACTCTCCCCTTATCCTAACACTGGAGCCCGACGACTTCCACGATGTCGGCCTCTACGTTGTTCGAGGCGATAACGGCCTCTGGTTGATTTTGAACCTGGACGATGATCGGCTCCATGCAGAGCTTGATCGCATTGATGGCGTTCTGCAGCGCCACGGAGAGCTGCGGGAAATCCACCTCGTTGATCGTATCGACTGCAACCTGGAGCTGAGCGAGCAGCGAGGTCATCGTCACATTATTTCCAGTGAAAACAACGTTTTGAGCGATCAGCGTAGCCAAGTGGGTCGCGAAGTTTGTTTGGAGATCCTGATAGACCTGGGCAAGATTCACGGATCCGATCGCTGTCTCTGAGAGAGTCGCCGTGTTGGTGTTTAGATTTCCAACGGCATCTCTGCATCTGACCCCGAATGTATAGAGCTGATCCTTCAATAGAGGATCTCCGTTTGAGTCCAGATACGATCTCCTGCTCAGGCCAACAGTCTTATCGGACGGGCTCGCCGCGAACAGCGTGGCAGCCGAAACGGATCCGGGAAGGATGTACACCTCGTAGGTTATCGGAACGGATGGATCCGATGCTGCAGCCCAGGCTGAGGTGATGGAGCCATCCGCGTTGGCGGTCAGGCTTGACACTCCGGCAAAGGTAGGAGGCAGAAGATCCACCAGGCAGGCCTGCGGCGTATCCACGACTGCCTTGGCTGCGAAAAACACTAAGCCTTCTCCCTGAGCGACACCCTGAGTTTAACTCCTGGCGGGCTCGAAAATTTGTATCTGAGCACGTTCTGCAGCGGGCTCGATGGGATCGCTCCAGCCAGAGCTCCGTAGGACGTCCCATCGTTTGTCGAAAGCTCAAAATCTGTTGGGTTGTTCTGCGTATCAGCCTGAACGTAAAGCGCCCCGGTGTCCCGAACAAAAGCAATAAATTCCCAGTGCTTGGATCCCGAGTAGGCCTTAATCTGCGAAAACGCGGCCCTCGCTGGAGATGAGCTTGAGCTGTCAGGATCGGAGTAATCCCAAAACTCCGACTCGTCATTTTCTGCCGTCAGACCCAAATAGACCTCTCTGATCTGAGCTGGAGTTTGAGCAGTCAATTGCGCGATGGCGAAATCCACTCTGACCTGAGTGTAGTTTGAGAGCGCAAACGATCTCAATGATTCGTTATTCGGAATAGAAGTCCAGCCCGTTGTGGGATCGGTGAAAATTGGATCCGTATTCGTGAGCGCCGTTTTGAATGAAAGCTCGAGAGAGTTTGTGTAGTCGAAGAGTTCCTCGATCGTTTGAATGAACTCAAAATATTGAGTTCTCGCTGTCTCGATCAGAGGCGAAACGACGTAGGAATATCCGAAAGAGCTGTCTGATTTAAAGTCCATGAAGAACACGCCGCGCTGGCCGGCGGTCGTGGATCCAAAACAAAGCCATCCCTGGCCGCTCGAACTACTGATTGTCGTGAGGGCCACAGCCGAAAAGTTCGTCGTCTGACGGGATGGGGTGTTCTCCCAGTATGATGTGTTCAGCCCCCCGAATGCGTGGGAGATGCTGCCGGAAAGCCATTTCTTTGCGTAGAACGCGGAGGTGTTCGAGGTGTAAATAACCTGCCCGACCGAGGCGGCGTAGGACGCCTGAGCAACGGAGATCGCAGTATAGTCAGTCCCAGTTCCGTTCGGGTTCACGGCGGACATCGATGGAAAGTTTGTGGCCCCGTTGACGATGTCTGACACCTTAAACAAATGAAACATCGTCGCGCACGGCAGAAAGAAACAGAGCTGGCCGTCGAGGCCTGAGGGAATATTCGGATCCAGGGCCTGGGACGGGGTCACCAAAGAGTGGGATTGCGTGAGAAGGATCGTCCCGGTGATTCCTGTAACCGTTCCTGTTTTCGTTGATGTCCACGGGGTTGTGATTTGTCCGAACGCCCTGCCGAAAACTGTCCCCGATGTGACAGTCGTCGCGTTGATCGAGGCCCCGCCGGACGTGGCAGAGAGCTCAAACGTGTTCAGGGTGGCGTTTCTGACAAAATACACGGTTTGAACAGTTGCCGTCGTTGCCGTGAAACCCCCGGGCGGGTTTGAAATAATAACGACTGGATCGTTGTTGTTGTAACCGTGCGATGCCAGCGTAAACGTAGGAGATCCGATCGATGTAGCTCCTGTCGTTGTTTGCGTCGGATAGGTCAAGGTCGCGTTCAGATCCCATTTGATGAACTGAGTGGTCGCCAGGACGTTGTTATTCACATAAAGCATCAGGCCCGAGCGGTCGAGCCCAGCTCCCTGAATGGCTGTGATGTTGTTGTTCACTCCGATGTTGCTGGGATCCTGGAGCATGTATACGGCTTTTGCAGAGCTCGAGATCGCCAGGCCGATCGTCGGAGGGGATGTAAATACAAAGTCAGCCTTGGTGATGTTGTTGGCCAGGAATGATCCGCCGTTAATGAGAACTGTTCCGACCGTTGAAAATACGATCTTCCAACCAGTGACGGTTCCGGCGTTCGGCCCATCATAGACCTCGAACTGCCTGATCGTGTGAGTTGTGGCTGCTGAGTTCGGAACTGCCAGCTGAATGCGACCCCGATAAATAGGGGCCGTTTGTCCAGTCAGATCGAATTCGTAAAGCAATACGGTCATCAATCCTGTTGCTGGCGTCACAGCAATAAAAAGTCTACCATTCGGAGAGAGATAAACGCCGTTCGGGGTGACAGATCCGCCGCCCGCCGTGTCCGTGATCGTATCGATAAAGTTAGTGAGGGGCGGGCCCAGAACTGAATTGCTGTTGATGGACTTCTGGAAACATCTTCCCGCAAGAAATGTTTTGGTGAGGTCTCCGTAGGATGTCGTCGTCGAGTTTAAAATTCCGGCTGATTTGACTTTCATTTTTTTACTCCGCTGGGATCTCTTCGAGCTGAGGGCTTCTCACATAGGAGTTCGTCACCAGCGCCGGAGAGACTGCAATAGGGCCGTAGAGATCCGTCTCCGGATCCAACATTCGAACAATGATGAGATCCGGTTGGAGCCCCATCACCTGAAAACTAGAACCCCAAATTGGGTCTAACGGAATGGAGTCCTCATCTAAATCCACGAAATCATTAACATGGATTTTGCACCAGAGCCCATCCATCACCTGGTACCACTGCCCTGGCAGCTCTGCGTCCAATGAGCTGTCCGGAGCATACTCGTCTGTGCGTCCACCGTCTTTCATTCTTTTTATTTCCCGACCTGTCTAATTCTGATGATATTCTACCACGTCCCCTAGGTCGAACAACATAACGAAAACCTGATCGCTGGCTCCGACCATCTTGAAGGCGAGCACATCCCAATACTGGCAGTCATCCGATCCGTGCGCCGCGGCGTTCACCGCATCGAGGATTGGCTTCACCCTGTTGTCCAGGTCGTGCTGGCGGATCGTCCTGTCCTTCGTGATCCAGTTGGGGCTCTGGAAGATCAGGATGGCCGCCGCCGTACCCCTCGGGGCCCATTTTGTGCGCTGGGCTCCCATGCAGATCGATACGAGCTGCCGGAAGGCGTGCACCTCCGGGCGGAGCCGCGTGTTCCATCGCGTGTGAAAATACTGTTTATTGACGCTCTTGGGCAGCTGCGGGATCGTGAACGAAACCATCTCTGTGGTCTGATCCATGTAGGCCGCGATGATCGTCCGGATCCTGGCCGGCAGGCGATCGACGACCGATACCCTTAGCTTGATCTTAGTCGCTCGAGCAGCTCCAGCCGGCGAGTGTTTATTTTTGAGAGCCGCAGCTCGTCCATGATGTACTGCCATGATTCGTCGCTCCTTGAGGTCAGGGCCTCCGGCTCCGACATCATCATGCGTAGCTTCTGCCGGAACTCCGACCGATCTTTGTATGTGATCGCTCCAGGCACTCGCCATCCATCCCAATCCGGAACGAGAGAGCAGGCCCCAGCGAACACGCCCTCCATCCAGGCGATGTTTGACTTCGATCTGTTGAAAGTGTTGTCTGCGAGCGGCACGATCGAAATGGCTGGGTTCGTGCGCGCGAGGATCACACAGAAATATTCCATGGGATCCACGGCTTCTCCGTAGATTACGTTCGAGCCCTTCATCCTGGATTTCAACCACCAGGGGGCTCCGCCCTGCATGTGCCACACCCATCGGCTGGAGGTGGACTGTGCCTCCACCATCTCATCGGCGTAGGCCATCAGATCCTCGTCGTGGGTGTTGGATCCTCTCCAGAAAACGATGGGGTGCCGCTTTGCGATCTTCGGCCTCTTCAGGACGTAGTCGTTGAAGGCGTTGGGGATCACCATGGTGTTCTTGTTTATCTGCTGCCCCGAGGGGAGGCGGAGGCGATCCATCAGATGCTGCGTGCTCACCGATACGGCGTCCGCTCCGGCGATCATCGTGGCGACGTTCTTCCGGATCCGATCCGTGCCGTAGACAGGATACGTGGGGTTGCTCTCCGGAACCGTAAACAGATCGTCGTCGTAGTCGATCCAGACGGGGAGGTTGTTGAACTTCGCCATCTCCATGATCTCGAGATGGTTCTCCCTGAATGGCCGCTGCATGAAGAGGGCGTCCGCGCTCTGCAGCCTAGACCAGTCGAAGGTCATTTCGTATTCGACCGAGATATTTGGGTTGAGTTTTCTGATCTGAGCGAGTGGGCCCGCGCCTCTGTAGAAGCTCGTGGAGTCCACCTTGTTCGGGATCAGGGCCAGTAATTTAAATGGGCGTGCATCCATTCCAGTACCGGAGTATGGCTTGGCGCTGGCGGGGAGTAAATGGGAATCTCTCCGATGCCTTCGCGGCCCGCTCCAGGGCATTTTGCGAGTATGCCTTGTCCCAGCTCCAGTAGCGGATCATCTGGCCGAAGGAGTTACCCCAATACCCAAGGAGGTAGTCGATCATACCCCTGTCCTCGTACTGATCCAGGTGCTCCAACTCATGCCGCAGGAGGTCGCGGAACCATACCTGGCGGCAGGGGTTCACCTCTGCGATGGGGTAGCGAAAATAAATGTGATGGCCCACCGTCACCGCAGCCACCCATTTGCCTGTGACCTTTGGAAGCCAGTGATCGAAATGCAAATGGATCTGGTTCGGATCCTCCCGCACCGAGGCGGGCAGGCCATCCTGTTTTGTCATCAGGATCACGGCGAACGCGATCCCGAGAGCCATCGCAACAACACCGACCCAGGCCTTCCAGTTCATTTTGTTGACTCCTCAGATCCTACGTTATGTTTCCCCATTGCTCTGCCATCGCATCAGCAATGCCTTGAAGTGTTCGACTGCGTTCTTTCCACCTATCAGGTCCAGGCGATGCCATGTGAACACGCGCCTTTCGACCGCTGACAATCTTTGTCGGCTTGAGCAACGGAAGTCCCTTCAACCAGAAGCAAGTCGCCTTAGTTTCACCATGCCCGAATTGCCACGGCTGAATGATCTGATCTGGCTTGCGAATGTGTGAACTGATAATTGAAATTGGATTTTCAAGCGCAATACGCTTCACGGGTGCGTTTAAAAGCCATCTCACGAAGTAGAGAGCCTCTTCCTGTTCCTTCTGTTTGTTCTTGAACCAACGCGCACCGCTGACAGCAAGGTGTGTGCATGGTGGGTGTGCAATCATAAGATCGTACTGAGCAAGATCGACTTCCGAAATATCATCTTGAATGTGTGGTCCAGGAGATTCGCTCGGGAGTAAATCGCAGCTTGTGGCGTGGTGTCCTCGCTTGCGGAAAGCGTCCCGAACTATCCCTGAAAACTCACAAGCCACAATCACTTTCATTTAACTATTCCAATCTTTCGTTTACCCAATATCACCAAACATCTCGATCAGCCCAGAGGTAAGATCCTTCACGGCCTTGCGATCGAACTCCTGAGGCACCAGGTTGCAGATCCGCAGGATCCGCTGCAGCGTTTCCTTGATCTCGTCGATCTCCTCCTCGGTCAGCTCCCAGCAGTAAATCTCCACCTCAGCCTGAACGTATCGCGGTTTGAATCTCATGTCGTGCCCTCAAAATAAGGGAGAGGCCCCATCACGGTGAATGATGGCTACGGTCACCTGCCCAGCCTCTCCCATCCTATCATGCTCTGCTGTTGGAACTCAGGTGTCCCGCATTAAAACCCTCAGAGCTTGGTCCGGCATAGTTAAACTGGCATCCCGCCGGGTTCGAATATCCTGGGTGATCAGCTCCCAGGAGCCAGTGCGAAATAACCTAGATCAAAAAGGGATGTCCTCCTCGGTGAACATCGGAGCCTGAGCTGGGGCCGGCGCAGGGGCTGGGGTCTGATCGAAGTCATCCCTCACAGGATTCCCCTCCTGGGCTCTGCGCTCAATGAACCGCACGTTCTGGGCATGGATCTGGGCCTGCTTGTGCTTGCCCCCGTTCTTATCCTCCCAATTATTGTATCGCAGGGTGCCGTTCACGATCACATGGGCTCCGCGGCGGCAGCTCTGGAAGATCATGTCCCCGTATCTCCCCCAGACAATGATGTCGTGCCAGTGGGTGACCGGATCCCGATCCTTCGACTTCTCCGTCGTTCCGATCGAGAACTTCACCAGCGTGAGCCCTGTTTTCGTAGCCGATCGCTCGGCATCCCGCCCTAGGTATCCCTCAACGAGTATCTGCGAAATCATTGCAGGGTCTCCTGTGCGGGAGTCAATCCCTTCATGGCATCATGGAAGCTCATCCCATCGATCACCTTCCCCACCTCCGGGACGCGCGCCTTGTCCAGCTCGCTCAGGCGTTTCGCGCCGTAGGCCTGCGACAGATACTTCATGAAGTTCTCCCCCGTCCATCCGGCATCCTTTCGGTGCTCGAGTTTCTGAGAGAAGAAGCCAATGTCCTCGGGGCCAGCCTTGGCTGCAGATTGGACGTCGGGAGCCTTGGTCTGGGCCGCCGAGGAATTGAGCCACTCCATGAGAGCCTTTCCGGTTGCAGTATCTGGCCGGAAGAGCTTCCCATCGAATAACCTGGTGCGATCCTTTGAGGCCTGCGCGGAGTGATCCATCGCCATGTCGAGCACAGCGGTAAACTCGTACTCCATGCCATCGCGCTGGACGGGAGCCATGCCGAGCTTTTTCACCTGCTTGCGGCCCTTCTCGTCCTCCTGAAGCGCGTACTCCTGTTTGGATCTCATCGTGCAGATCATGTGCACGTCGCTCGAGAGGATCTTGGCCTTCAACGCCTCGTGCTCTTTCGTGATCGGAGCCCAGTTTGCGTACTGGTTGCCGCCGCGCGAGTCGAGAGATTCCTTTTTCTGAAGGAGCCCGCCCTCGCCTGCCCAGGCGTGCGAGATCGAGTCGATGATCACGACGTCATACTTGCCGTCCACCGCGGCCTGGATCGCCTCGTTGTACTTTTGAACCGTATAAGGCGGATCGATCTCCATGGTATCGAATTGGAACTGATCGGCGTAGAGGCTGGCCGATGCGTTCTCCGTATCGATGAGGGCGATCTTCCCTCCGAGGCCCGTGGCGATCTGCAGGGCGGAGAATGTCTTTCCCGATCCCGCCGGCCCCGTGAGAGCGATCTTCAGCTTCACGGCGCGCTTCTCGGCCTTTTTGAATGTTGGTTTTTGGTTTTGCATTTTCGTTTCCTTTCAAAACCCCATGACTATGCTGGGGCCCTTTCTGTTATTTCCCCGTCCGGAGGTAGGCTCGCAAATACTCGCTGTCCTCCAGATGAGCACCCTCGACCGGAGTTCCGGCCTCGAGATCCTTTTTCAACATCGTCTTGTCCACCTGCTTGGTGGTTTTGATGACAAAATATTTCGCCGGGATCTTCGCCTCATCGTCGATCACCGTGCGCTTGGCTGCCCTCTGGAGCTTGAACCGGACGGTCTCGCCCATCAGCTCAGTGAGCCCCCTGGCTCGCATCTCCCGCTCCATGTACTCCGAGATTCGCTCCTGGGCCTGCATGAGCCCCCGCTGGAGCCTTTGCATCATGTCGATCTGCTTCTGGAGCCACATCTGCCGGCTCTCCAGGGCCTGCTGGAAGTAGAAATACCCGTCGATCTTTTGCGGGAGCTCCACCTCGATCCTTTGCAGCTGGCGGTCGAGCGTTTCGGAGATCTCCCCGCCGGCCTCCTCGATCAGATCGAATATCATCGACTCGGCTTCCTTTGCGTCGAGCAGGCTCCGCAGCGTTTCCTTTTGTTCCATCTTTCCTCCTTAGTTCGGCCTCAGCCATTGCGAGGTCGTTAATATAGCGTTCCGTGATCATCTCCAAGCGGGCTCTGGCGGCCCCAGATCGGGATCCCAGGTGCCAGCTGATCCCGCAGGACATTGCGACTACAAGAGCCATGAGCGCGATCTCGAGATTTGTCATTTGTGGGCTCCTCAAATCCTACGTTTGGTTAATACGGCTGCGTTTTACAAATATCTTCTACTTTTAAGACGGCTTGCTGCAAAACCATTCTCGCCGCTTCGTGTTTATTCCACTCGTCTCGAGTGCGGATCACTTCTCTGGCGTTTTGTGTTTCATATTTATATTGCGCCAAAAACGCAGCTTCTCTGATTTCACTAGGCAGAAATCCAAACGACTCTAGTAGCTGAATGTGAAGGTTCACGACTTTGTTAAAGGCAGCGTCACTTCGGTATTTTTCTTCGAGTTTTTTAAATTCCATCATTTCACAACTCCAATCTTTCGTGAGCGGCCCATTGCAGACTTGCGTGGCAGTTTGAGATTCTCAACACACTCGGAAAACCCCAGCAATAACCAACCGCTCATGAAACTTTTCCAATCTTTTATTTCACTGGCAATCCCAATACCTCTGTGCACAATCCCAAATCTGAACACATTTTCTGCCGTCCAGCGTGCAGGAGCGGGCCCAGATTCCCCCGCATCCGTTCTGTTCCGCCTGGGCCCATGCCCCGCAGATCACAACATCAGGGGCGTTCCCCGGCTGGCTGGTGTCCTCAGCACATCCCGATAGGATGGCCATCGTAAGCATCACTAGGACTGTTCGCATTGTCTCTCTCCATCTGTCTGATGATCCGCGCGCAGACTGCCATCACCTGGATCAGCTCCTCGCGGATCTTTTCGGGCTCATGCTCGGCGATGGCCTCGGCCACCTCCTCCTCGAGGACAATCCTCCAGGTGCAGTTGCCCAGCTTCCTGTACTCATCGCAGAGCCGCTTCATCTGCTCGGCGTAGGCGGCCAGAAACTCATCCCCGCCCATTCCCAGAGGGATCGGATCCAGGCCGTGCAGCTTCTCTGCTCGCCGGATCTCGATCTCGATCTCGTGCCAGAGGCTCATCCGAACCCCAGCATGATCACGGCTCCAAGGATCCCGCAGCCGATCGCAAACAGCCCTACAGCGATCACCTTCCGTTCTGAGTAGCTCATCGATCCCCCTTAGGCAGGCTGAGGGCGTGCAGTAGGTCGTGCATCATTTTGAAGAGATCCGCCTGGCGCTGCTCGAGGAGATCCACGCGCTCCACCAAAAGATCCACGCGCTTGTTCGTGAGGTCGATGTTTTCGCGGACGAGCTTGATCATCTCGTAGAGATCCTTCGTCATTTCCAGGGCTGTTGGCAGCCCCTTCTGGCCTGGTACAATTTTCTCGATGCTCATACGTCCCCCATGATGTCGGCGAGCTGTTTTTCGTGAAGCTCGAACTCAATTTGCACGGTCATCAGCGGAGCCTGCGAGGCTCGGTGCGCGCGGATGTGGAAGAAATAAAGCCTCTCCATCCGGCCTACCACCGGACGCTCGGTGGCCTCGTTGTAGGTCACGCGCGCGTTCTGAACTTGAAATGATTTTTCTGCCCAGAGCTCAACGGATCGGCGGATGCTCTCGGCTGCCTGTTTGTTGTCCATCTGCTTATCCCTTTCCGACAAAGGGGAACGCCGAGGATTATTCAGACCTAGATGGTGTCATGCTCTTTGTGGCTCCATCTCTGGAGCCGTGGGGGGTACTGCCCAATCCCCGACGTCCCTTTGTATGCCCCATTCATGGCATGGGACAGGTCTTTTTGAAACTAGAAAGCGCGCTGATGGGCAACATTTCCGAGGACAATATTTCGCAGCTCGCCACGCGGCAAGTGACGCCTGAGGAGGATTTCTGTCCTGCGTCCATATACCGGGCCCTGAGGATTAGCTGCCTCGCATCCATGCAGCCGAGGATCCTGGCCTCCCTGCGATCGTCGTCGTATCGGCCCATGATCACAACGTCTGCGCGGATCCGCCAGAGGCTCACCGGCTGAATGAGGAACGACGCCCAGCTCCCTCGAACTATACCGTTGTTGCACTTGATCTCGGCTGTGAGCCTGGAGGGGTGGATCAGATCGTAGCCATTGTTGTCCGTAGGCATCCAATCTTTGAGATCTGGATGGGCCCGGAGGATCTCCTCCAGCACCAGCCCTCCGATCATCATGGATTCCTTTCGTCCATTCTGGATCGTTTTGTGAGCCGAGTAGTCGAACTGAAACTTCCCAGCTCTCTGCGCTGCTGTGTTTCGCATCTCCTCAGGAACCCGAATGATCATTCAAACCCCACACATCCCCTCGCACTCGTTACCAAATAGATCGCCCTGATCCTCGTTGTCCAGTTGAACCTGCTCCAAAGGGATCCGCTCCCGGTGGATAAACTGCTCCGATCGAAACCCTTTGATTTGCCGAATGTCCCGATCCAGCTCCACCGCCTTGGCCCAGCTCTCTGGATCCTCTTTCTTCATCACGCGCCATTCCTCGTTCGATCGAAACGGGCAGAGCCAGCAGGCCGATCTCGGAGGCTTCCGCCCCAGCTCTTTATCCACAAGCTCAATGCACGCCTGGCGATCCATCCGTTTTTCGATCAGAGGCCATCTGTGTTTAATCCAGGGCGTTCGGCTCGGCTTCATTCTCTCCGGCTCATCCGTAGAAATCCCGATCAGCATCTCCACCTGGTGCTTCATCCGCTGGCCCTTTTTGTATCCTAGGTACTCCCGAACGGCTCTCTTCACGACATCGATCTTGTACTCTCTCGTGCACTGCCTGCGGCCCATTCCCTTCTTCCCGTTCTTGTCTTTCGTAAAAAAAGGCACCGAGGCAAACCTCTTCCCCGTGCCAGAGATCCGATACCGAATGTCATCAGCAATGTTCCCTCTCGAGGCTGACACCACCGGGATCGATACCTTCGACTTCAGAAACTCAAACCACTCGTAAACCCCAGCCGGCTCTGCTCCCGTGTCTGCGAACACTGCAACATCCACCTTCGTTCCCAGCAGCCCTCTGTCAGCCATCACTAAAAGAGCTGAACTCTGAACTCCTGCTCCGAGACTGATCACTGTTATTTTGCGTTCCATTTGTTCTCCAATCCGTTCGATCCTTCCATGATTTCCCAAGATTGCAATCCATGCAAAGGATCTGCAGATTGCTGAACTCCAGCTCCAGATGCGGATGCGTGAGCCTCGGGAGAATGTGATCCACCTGAATAATCCCAGACTGAGTGCCGCAGGCCATGCACCTTCTTCCGTATCTCCGGATGGCCTTGTATCTCAGCTCTCTCCAGGCTCGAGTATCGTAAAATCCTTGGGCCTGCTGGCTGGAGGGCTTTTGATTTCTAAGATTTCTGATCTCTGCCTGCAGCTCTTTTATTTTCTTTCGCATCCGCTTCCGGGAGAGCTTTTTATTTTGCACATCCACTCTCAGGCTCACTCCGGGAGATCTGCCCTTGATCATTCCCAGCTCCATCTCTCTTTGTTTCTTTCGTTCTCTTCTCGAGAGATCCTTCTGCTTACAAATATCTGAACAGTGAAGTTTAGTAGGATTATTTAAATTCTTTTTTTTGCAACCTCTGCAGTAGTATTTACCTCTTTCGAACATTCCCTCTCAAGTCTCCTGTTTCTTTGTGATGCCCAATGGGTTCGAGGCAGTACCCCCCTACCCCCATTGAAAATGAAGGAAGGAAGGACTCTCAAACCCATCGGATCAAGCCTCTGTTTCTTCGAGCCTGCCGTTAGAGTTACGCATCAGAATACTCGGTACGATATTCCGTGTGCTGCCCTCCCATGATCCCTCTGGCGGTTACGAGGCAAGCCTCTCCTCTCCAGCATGGAAGTCAGGAGCCAAAACTCCCAGCCATCAACTCGGGGCTCTTGCAACCGATGCCCCTTAGATGCCGATGGCCTTACCCGGTGCGTGCCAGGCCAGTCCCACAATGAGATCCGATGTAGCCCCAGCTCCGGCGTATTCTCAAGGGAGTGTTTTGCTTTTTCTGATGGCGCTCCGAGCTATTACAATGATGCCGTGTCTCACAAATGCCACACCCCCTGAATGATGCCTTGCGCTGTGCCATGCACTGCGGCATAATGGGATCATGAGCAGAATGGAGCTTTTCAAATCCCTCGAATCCGATGCCTGGTTCCATCGCCTCTGGAAGCGGTTAAAACGCCCTGAGATCGCCATCTGCGAGGAGTTCATCCGCTCCCATGATCATCTCGGCATCGGGGCGTTTGAGATGGCTGTGAACCGAATGTTCATCGATAAGGCCAAGCCTAAGAACTATCCGATCATCCTAGAGCTGCTCACCATCACCAACAGCAAGCTCTCCAACCTCAACAAAGCCGCACTCGGCGGTCGCTAGTTTCGGATCTCCCTTCACGAAAACCAAAACATTTTGATGCGCCTTGCCGAGCTTCCGACTCAGCTCGAACGGTCTAGCGGCCCGCATCGCGATGGATCCAACGGCCGTAACCAGAATGGCCTCGTTGTAGAGCTTCAGCCCGGCCCGCTGGAAGGCATCGATCGTGAGGCTTACAAAATTTCTGTACTTCCCCTCCTCATCGCGCACATCGCCAACGACGAACGCAGCGAAGCGGTTGTCCCGCAGGCGCGCGCACGCGCGGGCGATGATCTCATTGTAGGCCTCGATGAACTTCTCGAACGGCATATTCGAGAGATCCGCCGGATCATCCGAGTAAACCTCCAGATCATAGTAGGGCGGGCAGCTGAAAACGAGATCCGCCTCGTAGTTGCTCAGATCCGCCTGCCGAGAGTCTCCCTGGATCCATACCGGATGGTGATCCTTGCAGATGTCCGCCGCCTGCTGGTAGTTCGCCTCGACCTGCTCTTTTCGTAGCTCGCAGCCCACATATTTCCTGCCCAGCTTGGAGGCCACGATCCCTCGAACGGATCCGCCGGCGAATGGATCGATCACTGTCGCTCCAGGCCCGCAGAACCATCGGTAAATTAGCTCGCAGAGCACGGGATCGAAAATGCTTGTCCCTGAGGCGTAGCTGTCCGGCCCCTCGTAGTAGTCCCGCTGGAACTCCTCCGTTGAGAGCTCCCTACCCAGCTTCCGCTCCATCTCCTGCTTTTTGAAATAGTATCGGGGATCGTTTCCCGAGTCGGACTTCATCAGCACGCCGTTGACGAACTGGCTCCTGTCGGGGCTCATCGCCTTCCGGATCGTATCTGAAAACTTCAGCAGATTGTCGCCTCGGCCCACCTCGCTCTGGATCCCCATCTTGAGCCACTCCTGTTTCCGATCCTGCCAATAGCCCTGGCGGGCATCGAGGATCGAGAACGGCGGCACTAGAAACTTATCAGCCAGGCTCACCGGTGGAGGAGCCGCGGGGGATGGATCGGCGAAGAACTCCGCCTCGAACTTGCCCAGATCGATCTCTGGCAGATCGAACATTCCCTTCAGATCCTGCATCTGGATCTGGGCCTCGGTCATGAACTCATACAGGCCCTGCGTTTCAATCTTTCCATACTGAGAGACATCCTGGAGCACTCTGCGGCGCGCCTCCTGGATCGAGGAGGCCTCCACCTTCACGATCGGAATCTCTGGGATCTGCCAGCCCTCCTCGCGCAGCCTGGAGAGCACTCTCCATCGCTGATGGCCTCCGACGATGTAGTTCTTCTCGCCATCGCTCCAGATATTGATCGGGAAGGCGAAGCCAGTTTGCACGATCTCCTCGCGCAGCTTTTTAAAATTTGCCTCTGACAGGGATTTGAGATCGCCCTGGAAGTAGCTCATCTGGGCGATGTCCATGGATGCCGCCCCCTGGCAGGCAATCCTGATCGTTCTAATGTCCGTGCTCATACTCGTATCGCTCCTCTCGCACCTCGGCGAACTCCCTGGAGCTTTTAAACGCTGTCCATTGCTCTGGGGTCAGGCCGTAGCAGGAGAGAGCGTACATCGGCTGATCCTCGAGAACAACCTTTCTGACGATCACGGCAGGGGTATCGATGGCCTCGGAGGCGATGGCAAAGATCCGGCGGATCATCTCATCCGATCGGAGGGAGAGCTCGCGAGCCTCCTCGATGCGTGCGCGGGCCACGGTGTTGTACCGCAGCACGATCATCTCCGAGAGGGCCCCCTGCATCTCTACCTCGATCCAATAGCGCATGGAACCCTGTTTGATCCTGACAAAACCCCCGATATTGAGCGCCATGAGACCCCCCATTCCAAAATTGTAACGGCCATCTATTCAGAATAACAGGGGTATTTACGCCTTGCGTCGTGCCATGCTCCATGGCATGATTTATTCATGATGATTAAAACGAAAACCCCCAAACAGCTCGAGCACTCCTATCGCGGACGCCGGATTTACTGGCAGGCGATCGGATCGATGGGCGGATGGAAGATCCACGGAGTCGAGATGCTCCCGATGCGATCCATCAGGGAGTGCCGCGAGATGATCGACCAAATGCTCGATGCCCCTGCCCCGAAATGGGGCGAGCACGGCCCGGAGTGTTGGGATCGTCGGAAACAGTGCCGGTGCCTGATCAACCCAAAGCTGCGGGGGTACGAATAGTTTTCGAAAGTTCAGTAGAGCCTCTGCCCGTCCGGTTTCGTTCATCCGGATCGTAGGGCAACCCGGGAACGCTGAAAATGCCGGGTCAGATGAATAAGCCCTTCCCTCCCTGCGCTCTACGGGGAGGGGAGGCAAACTTTGAAACGGAGGAACCATGACCAAACGCAAAAGCGTCAAACTGAGTCCCAAACATGGAGTGAACCCGATGCTCGGTCAGTGCCTGCTGTGCGGCGGAGATACGAACGAGCTGTTTCTGGTTGGCCGGCTCCCAGGCGATGAGGAGGCTCCGCGCCGAGGCGTTGTCCCAGGCATGAGCCGCCCGTGCGATACCTGCCAGGGGCTGATGCAGCAGGGGATCCTGTTGATCATTTGCCAGGATGGCAGCGATCAGGCTAACCCCTACCGCACCGGAGAGATGCACGTGATCAAGGAGGAGGCTGCGGCCAAGATCTTCAACAACCCAGAGGTGCTCCGGAAGCGCGCGGCCTTTATCGAGGAATCAGTCGCGCGAGCGATCGGCATCCCGAAACCGGAGGCTAAATAGTTATGTTCAAAGTCACGCTCAAGGTTTTGAGGTTTTCGCATCGCGAGGACGACGGCTACGGGGGCCAGAGAGAGATCTACGAGCCGGATCAGATCGATGTGCTCGAGGCCCACTCCCGGGCCGAGGCCGATCTCATCGTCCAGAGCTGGCGGGAGATGGTGCTGGCAGCCGCCAGCCTGGGAGCCCGCAGGAAGCTCATCCATACCATCGAGGAGGCCCCAGATGGAAACAGCTAAGAAGCAGCAGGCCGTCGATCGCATCGACAAAGCCGCCACGGCAGCCGCCGAGTGCATTGCGCGGTTGCTTTCCGGGCATGGCGTGGATTATGCTCGCGTCTCATCGCTGATCCGAGAGGCAAAGACGCACCTCGAGATCGCCAAGGAAATCATCCAGGAGGAGCCGTATGGCCAAGAAGAAAACCGTTCACAATGAGCCGAACCCGCTTGCAGACAGCCTCCCAGCTCGCCCGAGGAACCGCCGGGAGAATCCCGACTACGTTCTCGTCCAGGCGCGCGTGCGGAAGGATCTCCGGGCTGCCGTTGAGAAGAAACGCCTGGAGCTGGGCCACCATTGGTCTGAGATCATCGAGAAGGCTCTCGAGGTCTACCTTGGCTCTCGCTGAAGTGGTAATATACGCCCTCGCCCTCCTCTGCATCCTGGCCCTCACCGCCTACATGGTGTCTGTTTAAATTTTCAAAATGCCCCATAATAAAAGGGCATGGATCGAAAGCACGAGCTGATAGCCGCTCTCAAGGAGCTGGCAGTTCGCCTTGGTCGCCTCCCTCGTCCGGCTGAGATCTCCAGCCTATCGTCCGCCTCCGACATCAAACGGGTCTTTGGATCCAATGAGATGGCCCTCCGAGCCGCCGGATTGGTTCAGGATGAGCCCGAAATCCTCTCCCGCACCGACAAGCTCATCCGCCGGCATACCGCCATCAGGCAGGAGCGCCGATCGATCCAGGAGAGCTTCCGCTCCGAGCTGCTCCCATGGGTCGGGAAATACGACCGGGATCACAAGGACATCGTGACCATCATGTGGCGATCGGACGACCACGGCCCGTTTGTGGACGTTTATTGCGACTCCGTTTTCTGGGCTGCCGCCAAGAGGATCCAACCCGACATCATTATTTTCGGGGGGGACAATGCGGATTTCTGGGAGGTCTCCCGCCACTCAAAGGATCCCTCGCGCCTGGATGATCTCCAGGGCGAGATCGACTTTGTGAAGAAAATGTTCTTCGCGCGCGCGCGGGAGGTCTGCCCCAACGCCCAGGTGGATTGGATCCTGGGGAACCACGAGCTTCGCCTGTTCCGATACCTGGCCGATGTATCCCCAGCCCTGGCCTCCCTGGAGTGCTTGCAGTTCTCCAAGCTGTTTTCGCTTGATGACCTGGAGATCAATCTGGTGGCCCGGGAGTCGTTCCTCACTCCGAAAGCCAAGGGCGAGAACTACAAACTGTATTTCGATCTGTTCGCCGGCACCCACGGGGTGAAGCTGGGCCCCCATCCGGCCATGAAGGAATTGCAAACATACGGGCTCTCTGGCTGCTCCGGCCACGTGCACCGTTTCACGAACTTCTCCCAGCGAAACCTCCACGGATACCACCGATGGATCTCCTCCGGAGCCATGTGCGAGCTCAAGCTGGGCGAGGAGTACATCCCCGATCTGATCGACTGGACGCAGGGCTTCCCGATCATCCACATCGATCGAAAGGCCCAGCGCGTGTTTATTGAGTATTGCGATCTCACCTCCGGAATGGCCTGCATCGGAGGGGTTTACTACAAACGCGACTGATGCCATGATCGGGCCATGGCAAAGAAAACAAAACTAGGTTTGATTCAGAAAATGGCAAAGCAGCTCTGCGATCTTGAGGGCGGAGCAAGCCAGGTCAACATCGCGCAGATGCAGGAGGTTTTGAAGAAAACCGCTGTGCTGTTTCAGGCTGACAAAGACTTCCGCCAGATGTTTTTGGAGTACGGCGATCAGGCCGTGGCCTCTGCTGCTTTGAAATCACTTACAAAATAGGGCAGCCGGCGGCCACGTAGTCCGCGAAGCTCCCGTTAAATTTACGCTCATGGACGTAGTACCATTTCCATCGCCGGTACTCCGGATCCTGTTCGAAGTGCGCGGTGTGATCCTCGCGCCAGCCAGGCAGAAACACCCAGCGCATGTTGTTCTTTTGTAGATGGCTCCACATGGCGATCTCGAGCGTCCCGTACCAGTGGTAGTTCTCATGCAGCCCCCCGGAGGCCTTCAGAAAATCCCCACGGAACGCGCAGACGCTGTTCATGATCGGGGCCCGGATCGCCCAGGTTTCAATATGCCCGACATCGATGCGATCAAGAAGCCCCTTAGCCTTGCGATCGGCCATGTCCTGATCCACCCAGGGGCCCCAGAGGGAGGCCCAGCCCACGCGCGGATCCCGAACGGCTGTCAGGAGCGCCATGTCCCAGCCCGAGGAGATCGGCCAGGAGTCAGGGTCGTATCCGATCACCAGGTCGCCTGGTTGGACGTTGATCTTGTTTAAAACCCAATTGAACCCCCCGTGGAGCCCTAGGTTCCCGCCGGCATCGAGCCACTCCACCCCCCCGGTGGAGCAGATCTCCCTTAGGCGCTCCTCGTTTTCTTTCTTGTTCAGGGGGTAGTGCTGGTTCAAAAACAGATGGCGATACTCCACCCCCCCATGCCGCGTGGCGTGGTACTGCGCGAGGGACTTCTCCCAGATGCGCGCCGGAACGTGTCCGAGCGTGATCGTGTAGATCACAGGCCGAGGCAGGCCTTGATGTCTGCTTTGTTTTTCTTCGTCAGCACTCCCACCGAGCGGTAGACGATCGTTCCAGTCTCGTCAATGACGAACATCGTGGGCGTGTAGCGGAGCTTCAAAACCTCGCTCTGATCCATGGCGATGTCGAGCCCGACCTCCTCCTGGAACCAATCCGGATGAGCAGCCACGTAGTCTAGGATGGCCTTTTTCTTTCGATCGATCAGGATGGTGCGAACGGTTGCGACCTCCTCGATCTCTTTCACGAACTCTGCCCAGATCGGGAAGTTTTCAATGCAGGCCCCACAGGTCGTGGAGCTCACATCGATGACGGTGAATTTCTTTCCGTCCTCTGGAGCCACCGAGCATCCGGTGTAGATTGTTCCATCTTTCTTCAGGATCTCGATGTCCACGCAGATCGATGGGGCGGTGAGGATCTTCTCCTCAGGGACAGCCTCGCAGGTCTTTTCGTCTGCCGGCTTCTGCTCGTGCCAGATTTTGGATCCGCATCCAGCCATCAGGATCAGGGAAATAATTGTCATCAGTTTCATTTGTTCACCCTCCGGGGTTTCGTTAGCGCCTCGATGCGGGCCGAGACCGTTCTCAGCTCGCTCTCAAACGTGCATTTGTTTCCAAGGATTTTGCAGGCCTGCTCGAGCGCGGTTTTCTGCTTGTTCCAATCCGTGGCGCTCTGGCAGAGGGCCGGGCCCTTCTCGGTTGATGGTTCGAGCCATACTATAAACTCTTCCATTGTCATTGATCGGCTGTTCCCATGGAGAGTGAACGCGCAATCCGCCCCGGCGAGGAGCTTGCCTGCGACCACGCAGACCTCCGTGTTGGGAACCTGAACCGTTCCGCAGCTACTGGTCAAAACGAATGAAAGCAGCCAAAGCTTTCTTGTGAGCCTCTCGAGCATTTTTGAACTCCTCTGAATCCACGCCGCGATCAACGGCTACGATCCGCAGATGTGTTGCGGCCTGCTCAAACGCCTTCTGATGGGCGGCGTTCCGGAGAACGATCGCCTCCAGCTGGATCTGCAGTTTGACGGCCTCGAAAATCTTGTCCCCCAGGGTCATGATCAGCCATTTGACAATGATCCCGACCGGACCCCAGGCGAGGAATGGGATCTCAGCGAACAGGCGCTTGATCAGAGCGGCGAGCAGCTGATCCCAAATGAGCTGTTTGAATATTGCGTAGGGATCCATCACTTCCTCGAGATCGATGCGATCACATCGCGGATCTTTGTGAGCCAATCCTCAGGGTGCGGGCCGGGAACGAGAATAAAAATGCCGATCAGGATCTCCAAGGCAGTTTGAGCGTATGCCTTCCAGACGATGATCTTGTGGAGGAGATCCATGGCCACATTATCCCCCAGAAATGGGAAAGGGGCGAGCCCCCGTGAGGAGACCCGCCCCTTGGTGTGGTTTTCTGGGCTAACTTGTTAACCGACCTGGCCGTCGATCTTGTCCGCCGACTCAAGGGCGAATTTCTTCACCTGCGGCAGAACGACGAGGGCCATGTCGTCCCATGGGGTTTTGGAGAGTTTCGCGCTCTCTTCAACCCACACAAAAGTTTCCTCAATCAAAATCTTGACGCTCTCTTCCGCGAGATCGAGTCCGCGGCCTTTTACTTTCGCAGCCAGCGCCGCGAGATCGTATGCTTTATCCATCGTTACCTCCTGATTATGTAACCTAGAGTACACTGATGGGTATGTGGTTGGTCAATCTACTTTTTCTTTTTCATTTCAGTTGCTGGGCTTCCGATCCAGACCTGATCGTCGGGGATGGATTTGACGAGAGTGCTGCCCATGCCGAGGACGGATCCGACGCCGATCTCGACGCGCTCGCGGATGACGGCTCCGGTTCCGATGTAGGCCCGCTGTCCGATCTGGACGTTCCCCGATACGTGGGCCCCTGGGGAGAGGGTGGCGAAGCTGCCGATCTGGGCGTCGTGCCCTACGGTGCATCCGATGTTGATGAGGACACCGCTGCCGATCTTGATGTCACAGGTCAGGATTACTCCGGGGCAGATGACAGACCCCTTTCCGACGACGACCCGGTCTCCTACGATGACGCTGGGGTGGATGAGGGGATTTGAGGGCTCCAATCCCGCCGCCAGGGCCCGGTTCCAGAGCTTTTCTTTGGTCGTTGGATCACCGACCCCCAACAGGAAGATCGCGCCTCTGAGGGCGTTTAAATCCCTTTCTATTCGAATACCGTGAAGCTCATCTCGCGTATCCCCGTCCGCGTAGAGGGCTGAAACGTGCCGCGATGCTCCAACCCAGGAGATCAGCTCCCGGGCGAATCCGCCAGCGCCAAGGATCACGACCTTTGGTAATCTCCTGCCCATGGCTTTCATTAAACCACAGCGCATCGAGAACAGGGAGCTGCTTGATCACATTGCCTCCATGCCTTGCTGCATCGGGGAGGACTGCCTGGGCGTCGTCGATCCCTCGCACATCCGCACCGTAGGCGCGCGCGGGGATGATGTCTGGTGGAACGTCGTGCCTCACTGCCGGAAGCACCACACCGAATGGGGCCAGCTGGGATGGTCAAAGTTTTTTAAACGCTACCCGCACTTCCAGGCGCTGCTGGAGTACATGGGGTGGGAGATTTTTAACGGGAAACTTATTTTTTCTCGAGATACAGCATCACTAGAGTCGGCACCACCGCCAGAGCTCCTCCAGCGATACCCCAAATCCCTGCCTTGACCTTGAGGCGGGAGATCTCAATCCAAATCTGTTGGTTCTCATGATCGAACGCCTGTCGGATCTGCTCGATGTTCTGGTTGAGTCTCTTGAGCTCCTCAAGAACGTGGTTGCCCCACGAGTCCCAGCCCGGTACATCAGCGTTTGATCGCTGTCTCGCCATACTGTGCAATCCTCTGAATAAATTCTACAACCCTCATGTACTCATTGCCAGTGGGGTCGCTCGGAAAGGCGATGAACTCGTCAAAATAATCCGGGCTCTGTGAAACGCAGAGAATGGATGTGCGCCATTGCACCTTGGACAACACCGGGGCGTAGTACCGCCGGAACTCGATCTGCTCCTGGGGCCCGCAGAGCATGAGAGCCTCTGTGAATGGCGTTCTAAAAACCGCCAGCTGAGGGGCCGCTCCGTAGAGGTGTTTGTCATCGCCCTCCACGATCCCTCTGAGGTCGTCTTGGTACTGGCAGATCAGTGAGCGTCGGCTCTCGATGCGCTGTCTCAAACCCGCCTCGTCCTTGAGGGCAGCTACGAGCATGGCCGACCGAAGCTCATCCAGCTTCCCGTTCATGCCCCACTGGCTCATTGGCTGCTTCTGTTCCGTCAGATCAAAATTAATTAAACGATAGGCCCTGTCGTAGTGCTCCTCGCGGGAGAACACGACGGCCCCGCCCTCTCCGATGCCTAGGTTCTTTGTGGCGTGAAACGAGTAGCAGACCGGAGCTGGCGTGTTCATTTCCATTCCGAACCCTCCGGCGCAGTCGTAGATCACCGGCTTGCCGAGCATCTCCGAGAGCTCATCGTAGAGCTTCGTCTGAACCTGGTACCCGAAGGGCACGGTCACAATGAAGGCGTCAAATTCTTGGGAATAGTTGTAGAGGGTTTTGGGATCGATCGTCCACCGATCCGGATCCGCTCCGACCAGCACGGGGATCATGCCCGCGCGCGTGACAGCCGAGAGCTGGGCGATGAATGTAAAGTCGCAGATCGCCACCCGGGATCCGCGTTTGAGAAGGGCCTGGAGAGCCACCTCGATGGCCACTGTCCCGTTTGTCACCGGGAGCGCCATCCGACTTAGGCGCTTTGAGAGCATCTCCTGGGCGGATCGCCAACAGGCTCCTCCGTTGGAATACTGCCCTGACAGGATCGCCTGCTGGTAGTAGTTGTGGGCCTCATACAGAGGCGGAACGCGGGGCCTGAGAAGCGGAATCCGTCCTAGAGGTCGGATGCCTTCACCCTCTCCGACATCAGCTCCTTCACGACGAGGAGTAGACATTTTTCAACATCCCCCTGTGCCACTGGATTGGCTTTCAGATCCTTCAGGCACTTTTTCAACGGGGCGTCTCGGTTGACCTTTTTCTGGGCCTTCAGAGAGGCCTCAGAGAGGGCGTCGATCTTTGCCTGTTCTTTTGCAGCAGCCAGAGCTGTGTCCACGACGAGCTGCTTCTCGAGGCGCTTCTCGTATCCGAGGAGCTTTACACAATAGGCCTCCGAATAATCCTTTGCGATGGTCGCCTGGTATCCATCGAGGCCATCGCAAAACAAACCGTCCTTGATCAGATCCTGGCAGGCCTTCTTGTCAGCGCATGGCTGTTGCTTTGCCTTGGCTGAGTAGAGCGGCTTCGATCGATCGTCTACCTGAACCGTGACCAGCTGGAGCACATCAGGGGATCCGACGAGCTGCCCATCCTTCACGATCGAGTAGCACTCGCCCGGGCACTTGGACTTATCTAGGTAGATGGTCCCAGCGAACGGTTGCGGGATCCACTGGTCAGGCACATTCGCCTCGGATCGCGCTGTTATCGAAACGAAACAAACCAGAGCTGTTATCAAAGCGTAACGCATGGGGCCTCCTATTTCAGACCTACGCAGGTGATGTTGAAGTCATATTCCGCCGCAGCCGGGGTGCTGTTGTAGGTCACAACGCGCACCAAACTGGAGCTGATCGAGGAAATGGACGTATACGCCGCCGTGTTACCCGCGATGATCGACTGAACACAAACCGGGCTGGCCGAAAACGTGCCGGGAACAAAATTAATTGTTGCGTCTCCGGTGCCGTTGTCCGTGATCGAAGAAATCCAGCTTCCAACTTCCTGATTCACCGAAGCCGATCCAGCCGACTGATTGATGTAGGCCGACTGAATCCTCACAGGGCTTGCACTTGTGTTTGTCACGATGTTTGGAATGAGAGGCGCTGGCACCTGTTGGTCGATCGGGTAGACCTCCCAATGAATGTCACGCTGTCCGGTGTTGGCATCTCGGTCGCCCAGAACGCTGTTGTTTGCAGCCACTGTCAGGTTCTGTTCAAACATCACGCGCAGGGTTTTCTGTCCGGCACTTGCAAAGTTAAACACTCCGCATAAACGCAATGTTGAAACCTGATCTGGCGTGCCTGTTGTGGAATTTTGAAGGCGCGTCTTTCCTTCCTGAAGGATGGTTTGCGCGTTGTTTGGAGTCTCCACAATCTGAAATGTCACGCCTCCGTTCAATCCGCTGCTGTAGTGCGAAAACGAAGCACAGGCTAGTGCGGCACCGGCTCTGGGGATGCTGAACGCAATCCCGTTGGATTCGTCCCCTGCAGCGCATGTTGTTCCCGTTGATGGATTGGTTCCCGAGCACGCAATTTGTGTGTCAACGCTGCCCGAGTTGACAACCAGGTCCATCACGGAGGAAGTCATTTCAGTAAACGAACTGACCACGCTGGCTGGAAGATCGAAGTTCCCGCTGCCTCCGATGTTGGCGTCCACTCTCCAATTGATCGTGTCAAAAGTGTACGTTTCTACTGGCGTAGTCGGGTAACGGTATAGTTTGAAATGCGTGTTGTTCAAAGCCCCGTTGGTCGCAAGAGTGGCCGTTCCTCCCGCTGTCGTTGCTCCGAGCAGCTGAAATGTTCTGTTGCCTGCGGTGGCGTAGGTCCATACGCCCGACACAACCACCGGTCCAACGTCGTTGACCGCCACCTGAAGGCCGATCACTCCGCTCTGCGTAGTTCCATCAGTCAAACCAAAGTTCAAAGCTGCGGCAGTACCAGAATTGTATGCCTGAGTCTCCATCACTCCGACGTATGTGCCAGCAGGAAGATTGTTGATCGTGAAAATAACAGCACTGTCAGCGTCCGCCGTCGATGGTGTTCCGATGCCTGAGCTATATTCCACAACCGGAGCTGGGCATCCTGCCTGCGTTCCAAACGCCGCCAATGATGCGCTGCCCGTTGACTGGTTACAGCTCACGTTGTTGGGAACGTACATCGACGCGATGAGCGAGGCCTGGCTGTGCGGGAGAGTCGTCGCCTCTCCCATGTAGCAGTTGTCAATTTTGACAGCCGCGGCGTTGCTCGCCGAAATCACGCGCAGGCGCAGGGATCCAGTTCCTGGGTGCGTGTAGATCATCGACTGTTTCGAATAATCCGTTGACGCTGCGATCGTCGTCTCTGCGATCACATTGGTGCCGTCGTATACCTGTAATTTGTAGTCGGTTGCCGATGTTTGAAAGAAACAGGAGGCAAGCCCAGCCTGATTTTTCAGCCCGTCCGGAATGGCGATGAAGGCGCTTTGAACAACCTGGGAGCTGGCCGAGGCGTCAAACGATCCTGAGCGGGTTCCAAACGCGGGCAGCGTTGTGGTCTTTGTGAACGTACCGCCCGATGGCGTCGTCCACTGAGTCGTGCCGCTGGCCTCAAAGTCGAAGTCAGAATCAACCAGAAGGTTTACCCCCGCGGCTCCTCCGCCTCCTGATCCAAGGTTTTTGAAATCCGCTCCGTCGTTCGAGAACTGCAGCTTGGAGTCAGACTCTGACCATCGGATCTGCGGGTTGGATCCTCCGCGGTTCATCTCGATGACTTTGTTCGAGGCCGTTCCGTCGCCCATCTTGAACTTGTTGGATGGCTCCGGAGCTGCAAAAGCCGGGAAGGCCATCAATAAAATCAGAAGTGATGTCAGAGATTTACGCATTATTTAATCCCCCATGCATTGCGGCGTCCGTATACCGTGATCCGCTCCCATTGATCCGTCAGCTCGACCGAGGCCTGGCCTGAGATCGTCTGACCGACGATGCTTCCGGATACCGTAACAGTGTTGGCAGAGCTGTCAACCTTCACGATGTGGAACTCCTTGCCCAGATAATCCTTTGCATCTGGCAGAGAGAGAACCATCCCTGAGGCGGAGGCATCGGCCTCGACAATATCATCTCGGAAGGAAAGAGATCCAGTGACGGTTTTGGTTCCGACGTTGACCTCTCCCTTCGCGCGCGCGTGCCGCTGGTAGGTTTCAAAATCTGTAATGACGACAGTCACATGTCCGCTGGTGAGGGCGAACCCCATGAGCTGAACGTCCTCGGCTGCTGCCGATGGATAAACCGGGCTCGGAGCCGGTGTCCCAGCGAGCTCAACGACCTCAGCCTCCTGGAGCTGATGGAGCGGCACTGGATTGGATGGATTCAGCGGCTCATTGATCGTCGTTGTGTCTGTGAGTTTCGGCCTGATCACGAGCAGGCTCTTGGATGGGTTTCCGACAGGGCTCGAGAGCGCCACATCGGTATCTGCGGAGAGGATCATCAGCTGGCCCGTGGGGCTAACGGCTAATCCGGCTTTTACTCTCACGGTCATTCCTGAGAGGGGAACGACCTGGAGGCCTGAGAGCACGCTGCCGCCGAAGGCTGCCTCAGCGAGGCCCTTGATCCGCGCCTTGATCCATGTCTGGAAGTTCGCGAAGTCGTCGTGCCGCCACTCATATTCCTCGTAAAAGTAAAAGTCTCTAAATGCAGTTGCCATGTTAGATCGTATCCTTTCTGCCACTGTAACCCGTGCTCGAGCCGCCGTCTTTATAAACCGTGTCAAGGTTGTCGGATTTGTCAACCTCTAACACTGTCTCCGTCCGATGCCAGAAGGCGGGATCCTGGTTGTCCTGAATCAGGTACGCACTCCGAGCAATGGCCTTTGACTTTAAAAACCCGTCGATGTTTGCCCGCTCCTCCGATGAGAGGGAGTAGTTGAAAACATTGACGAAGTAAAAATATGCTTTGAACTGGTTCCGATGCCAGTAGGTCGAGGAGAGTTTTGTGACGCCGGCCTGGGCAACCGTGGGAGCAAGGCGGGTTGAGTTCGTGAGCTTCGATCGCGCCAGCGTCCAGTAGTAGAACGGCGGATCGCAATACTCGTCAAAATTGGGCAGGAGCAGGCGCTCGGTGCAGCCGAGGTAGGATCCGTGGCTCAGTTTCGACTTCGTGAGCTTCCAACACATGTTGGGCTCATCCCCGAACCGCTCGCAGTTTTCGAGAACCTGAACGATCGTGCCGGCTGGCAGAAACTCAAGGATCCCAGCGATCACCGTCCATTTTGAGAGATCCAGGCGCTCCCTGAGCTGCTGGATGATCTTCTCCCGGCGCTCCGCTGGGGTGAGGGCTCCGTAAACGATGCGTCCGAACACCTTGATCTCCCATGCGTCGAGCTTTTCGAGGGCATCCTGGGGGAAGAAGTTGGCGTAAACACGCTCCAGGCTGGAGTAGATCGAGGACAGGATCTTGGCCGTGGCATCAGAGTCCGCCGTGGCGTAGTAGCCGCTGGCGGGCCCATCGGGGTACACCCCCTCAGGCAGCTCTCGCTGGATCAGCCGGTAGAGCTCATCTCTGGTTAAAAACTTCGGCACCCTAGTAGGTCTCCTCGATGAATGTGATCACGCCCGGGATCGGACGCTCTGTCGGCGCAACCAGTCGGTTAATGCCTGTCGCTGCAAGATCCAAAACGTGTCGATCGACGATGATCTGAGCCTTCTCGCCTACAGTGTACGGATCCGCGGAGAGATTGGCATCGATCACCTCCTCGATCTCTGATGCGACCATGTAACCAGAAACGGCGTCCCTGAACTTTCGGCCCCCGAGCGGATGTTTGTAGATCGCTCGCTTCACCTCTCGGATCACGAGCTGCTCCTGAGTGAGCGTCTGCCCTGATGGAATGGTGTCCTTGTCGCCCGATGCAAAGCGGCCCCGAACGGTGACATCGATCGGCACCTCTGTGGCTCCAAAAACAGAAAGGCAATCCGTGAGTGGGTTCAGAGCATCGACGTATTCCTGGACGCTGTCGATCAGCGCCTGGCTGGCTGTGAAAATAACAGGATCCCCGTTGTCAATGGCGGCATCGATGTCGGCTGTCCCTGCCGTGATGGCGATCCCCACTGTGCCAAGACCCCTGTAGAAACGGATCACGTTCACATCGTTGACCGATGGATCCGCGGCCTGGGCGAACTGTTCGTAGTCGGATTTCTTTCCACCAGCGATCGGGTTCCGGATAAAGGCCAGGATGGAGGCCACGGCCTCCTCGGTAGTTTCCTCGTCCTTCCCGTCAGAGATGTCTCCTCCGAAAACAACAGCAGCCGAGTTGATCCCTGCTGGCGGGCTGGGGAGCGTAAGCTCCGCGCCTTCAAGCAGGTTCTGGCTCTGGCCAGCGGATACGGATTGTACTGGAACAACGCCAGTGACTCCGATCAGCGTGACCGTTGATGTCGCCTGGTAGGCGTTTCCGTTCGGGCTGTAGGTGAACTCTGTTCCGGCTGGGACGGAGGATCCGTTTGTGCCGGTGACCGATACGTTTCCAGTGGCCTGTTGGGCGGCGTTGAAATCCCGGTCGAAGTAGGTTTTTAAATGCTTTCGGACGGCCTCGCGGCGAGCGGCCTGTGGAAATGGGTCGTCGGCAATCTTTCGTTGATCCGAGTAGATCCCTGATCCCACGCCCCCGATCACGCGCGCGCGCACGTACCAGTCAGAGTCGGTCTGCTTCGTATTGACCTCGGGCTTCAATCCCTTGAGGTGAACCAGGTACTCGTTGGCAATTTCTGTGGGGCTTTTAAAAACAATGTCGTCTGCCATCAGTCAATCCTCGGTAGGTTCAGCTGCTCGACCTCGCCTTTGGAATCCTGGATTGAGATCTGCAGGCCTGTTCCATGGCGGGCGACCACCTGAGTGGTTACGTCGATCGTTGCAGCCCTCCCATCGTCCACCAAAGGCTGCAGAGCTGCAACCCCGATGTTCTCCATGGCGAAGGCATCCGACGTTGTTCTGCGCTTTGTCACCGTATGGTAGTCGGATCCGTAGTCGGCATCCGGGGCGTACATCCAGAGGCCCCTCTTGGTTTTCAGGCGATGATAAGCCGGCACCGTCAGCGAGTCGGTCTGCTTGGGGCTTCCGCCCTGCAAAATGTAGTCTCCTGTTTCCGGATCCCGCTCCCAATGCTGTGCCATGCTAACCCACCGTTCCTGTGACTGATCCGCCTGCTCCGATACCTGATGTCACGGTTCCGGTCACGACGGCATTTGTTTGGATCTCCTCAACGACAGCCTTGGCGATAGCCTCGCAGGCCTTGTCCAGTGTCGCCTGGTCGGTGATCGAGAACAGCGCCGCGATCTCGACCTTCAGTTTTGATTTCAGCGATGAGGAGCTCAGAGCCACGTTTTATTACCCCTTTTGTGTGAACGCTATATCGGAAAGTATACCACCGTCGCCTACCGGGCTTGAAGCCTTGCCCGAGAAGGTCGCCGCGTTGTTTGGTGGGGTTGTTGGTGCTCCAGGAGCCGTCGTCACGTGCGTGTGCGAGGCGATGGCTGTGAGGACTTCTTGGAGCATCGCTTGCAACACTTTCCCGAGGACGAGGTTTTCGGCTGAGGCCGCGGAGCCGATACGGATTTTACCTTCTTTGATGCGGATGGCTTTCCCTGTTGAGTCATACAAAACGGTCTCCCCTAGTGCCAGATCTGCCGGGATGTCCGCCGCGCGGTGCCCCAGCACGATCCTGTTTCCAAAATGATCGCCCTGCCTTCCGGTGACCTGCACCGTCCCGCGTGGCGCGCGCGAGGCGTATCCCCATGGCCGCATGATAGGCCTGCTGGTGATGGTCGGCATCCCCGGGAGCATCGACTCGATGTCCTCCGTGTATCGGGATGCGTTGGCGCTCGAGCCGCCCAGGATAACGTTCAGCTGTTTTCGGATCTCGTCGCGGATGAAGGAAAGGATCTCGCTCTGGATCATGCGGTGGTCTCGATGGAGAACCCAGGCTCTCCCGCCGTCAGTAATGCGTTGGCGTCTTTGTTTCGGATGTCGGCGACGATCGTGCCGAGCCGGCAAAACTCCAGGCGAGTGCGCTGGCCGCCGCTGTCATCCATGGAGTAGTCGACAGCGAACAGATACATCTTTTCGTTGATCGGGCCCCGATCGTACTCAATCTGATAGACCTGATCGACCTGATAGGGGGATCCATCCTGGTTGTAGTGGCCTGGGACGAGGATCTGGACGATCACTTCCTTTTGGTTCTGCCTCGCGGCCTCCATCTTTGCGTAGGCCTGCAGGAGATTGGCTCCGCCGGCCTCGGTGAGTAGGTTCACATCGGAGAGACCCTGAGGGCTTGTAGCCTGAGGCGTGGAAACAACAATGGTTTTCTGAACAATGTGCCCGCCCTTGCGAAGCCGCCGAGGGCCCTCTGCCTTGTTCACTAAGGCCTGCTCTTTGCCGATCGCCACCTGGACGTTCTCCTGACCTGCCCAGATCGGGAGAATAATATTCGGGATGTTTGTGCAGCTGCGCGCGACCTTGATCGAGATCACATTGGAGTATCTCTTCTCTCGGGAGCAGACGAGCGTGCCCTTCGGTTTCTGTCCCATGTTTGGGCGTCCGACCACTAGATCGCCGTTCGGGCCCATCCAGAAAATGTTGTTCAACGGCTCCAGCAGCCGCTGCAGAGCTGAGAGGCGGGACTCGCCTGGCTCCGTGGCAAACAGGAGATCCGCGCGGGGATTCACGTCCTGGGTGCGGATCCGTTTAATTCTTGTGTTCTGGATCAGCTGTTTGACGGCGCTAACGACCGATGTGGCGTTGGCGTAGATCGGATTCGTTGTGATGTCCACGCAGCTGTTGTCCTCGAGCTGGCCCAGCATGTCCCGACCTGTGAGATGAACCTTCTCGCCGTACTCTTTTTCGGTTTCCACCTCGATGGTGTCGATGATCCCAACGGACAGCGGCACATCGTTGGCGTATAGGCTCACGATGTCGCCCTCCTTGATCTGGTTGTAAACCGGAGGGCCATCGGGAGCGACAAACTCAAAACTGAATGAATCCACGGGGATGATCATTGAGGAGTTGAACTGGTAGGAAAGAAACTGCTCGATCACCATGGGCTTTCGGCTGGTATCGATCGGAGAGATCACAAGAGTAACGGGAGGGAGCCGGCCATTCTCCTCGAGCGTTTTCTGAACGCTGCCATCCGCAATCTTTGTCTTGGGATGTTTGGGAATTTTCTGGCTCGTTGATACCGTCACGACACTGTCACCTGCACGCTGGTTCCCGCTGGGATGTAGTTGTAGCTCTCGAGCTCAGGATTGAGCAGCTCAAGGGTGTCCACCTCATCCACGGAGATCCCGTTGATAAATGCAACCTCACGCAGGCTCATCAGCCGAGGCGTGATGTATTGAATGATCTGTGCGCGGCTCGACGCGATCCCCTTCTCCAGCGCATCCTG